CTTTTTCGCCTCCACCGCCAGTAAATATTTTGCTAAATATTCCGCTGATGATCGATCCGATATCTAAACCGCCTCCACCGCCTGCGCCCGGAATCAATTTACCGAAAATTGCATCCCATGTTGCTTGCGCCGCAATCTTTGCAAGCATTTGCAGAAACATAGTTTCAATAGTGTCGATGAAGTCTTTAAATGTCTTGATAGTGGATTTGCCAGTAAACAAATCCGACCACATTGTTTCCCAACTTCCTTTGACTCCATCGATAAATCCTTCAATAGACTCTTTTAAAGTATCTGTCGATTCGGCTAATTCTGTTGATGCTTCATCTGCTTTATATAAACTTCCATTAAGTTTATCGATTTGCTCGTAATAAGTCTCTGCTGTTATTGATCCATTATGAAACATCTCATCAAGCAACATATTTTTTTCAGCAAGAGTATCAGTTTGCACTTGCGCTTTCTTTAATGAATCAACAAAACTTGCTAATTCTTTATCGTAGTCCGTTAAAGTTTCGGTTCCGCTTTTCTGTTCTGTTGTAAGTTCTTTAATTCTTTCTTTAACGATTTCGAGTTGTTTTTTTAATTTTTCTAGATTTTCTTGATGCTCTAATAATTCTGTATTAGCAACTGCAACAACACTGTTTTGATCTTCAAATGCTTTTTCAGATTCGACAATAGCAGTTTGCAATCCTGCCGCCGCTTTAATTGTGTCCTCAAGTGAGCCTTGATGACCCTGCATCGCTTCTCTCGCACCTTGAGCATTTTTTTCAACTTCTTCTAATGCCTCTGTAAGAAAATCAATTTCTTCAGTTGTATCTGCTATAGATTTAGATAAATCGATTTGCAATTTTTCTAATTCATCTAATTCAAGAGCATTTATTTCATTTCGCAATTTACTTATTGCTTGCTCTTGTTCTGATATAGATTCAGTTGTTTTATCAACATCATCTTTAAACATTAAAAATGCTGTTGCCGCAATAGATAAAATTCCTGGAATTCCACCAAGCATTCCAGATAATGCAACCCCTAAACCTCTAACTGTAATTGTTGTCGTTGCAACTACTGCCCGGAATCCTGCAATTAAAGTTGTTATGGTTCTGAGTAAATAAAGTTCTGCCGCCGCAAGCGCAACAAACTTTATTTCGGTTGACCAATCTTTAATGAATTGGATTCCTCCTTTAAGAGCGTCAACCGTATCTGTTAGCAACGGCAATAAAGTAGGCAAGGCTTCATTTGCCAATCCTTGTATTGCGCCTGTCAGGTTAGTCATTTCATCGTTAAAGTTAGCCGCCGCTGTAGCGGTTTCTTTGCTGATGGTTAAGCCTAACTGTCTTGCTTCATCGCGCACCTTTTTAATGCCTTCTGCGCCGCCTTCCATCGTTTGAATCAAAGCAACGCCTTCAGAGTCAAACAATTTCATAGCCAAGCGAACCCGATCCGATTCACTTGTAAGACCCATCAACGCATCCGCAACGACTTCAAATTTCTGATCTAGCGGGAGTTTGTTTAACTCAGAGGCATCTAAACCAAGTTCACGAAGCGCGCCCTTTGCTTCACCGAAACCACCTGCGGCTTCAGCAACGCGACGTGTTAATCGTTGCATACCCATCGTAAGCGTTTCAAAGGTAACGCCTCCGATATTTGCGACGTGTTCGTATTCAGAAAGAGCCGAAACGCCTATATCTAGACGCTTGGAAAGTTTGTCGAGACGGTCAGCGGCGTTAATGGTTTGTTTTACAAATCCACCAATACCCGCCGCACCCGCCGCGAAGATGAAACGCTTGGCTAAACCTTTGAGCGCATCGCTAGTGCGATTGAGATTATTGTCAACAGACTTAAACGCTTTTTGCGTTTTATCATGTGCAACTATATTGATTGTTGCGTCAGCAACTGCCATTAGCGTCTAATCTCTTTTTGTTGAGCCACCCACTCGAACCAACAAGCCCAGTAGGTCAACTCGTCCGTTGTCATTGTTTCGGTCAGTTCCCCGACCGTTTTGTGCAAATGCTCGGCGAGTCTAAATATCAGGATGATTTCTTCGTCGCCGCTTCTGAGTTTTTTCTTGCGTCCTCCACGGTTGTTTCTGGTTCTTCGTTCATGGCGTTAATCACGCGAACGATTACGTCGGGATCGACTGACTCCATCAATGCTTTCTTATCATTGTTGTTGAACAGTTTTTTCCCATCGCCATCAAGCGCCCGGATAATCAAAGTCTCGACCAGTGACTCAAGCGAGCCGTCGTTGACGTATTTGAAAATCCGGTTCCGTTGAGCAAGCGTCGTCGGCTTGAAGTAGATGGTGGAATCCCATTCGGAAACCACCACCGACCCCATAGGCGCGACGAGTTTATCCCGCCAGTGTGTTTTCGCTCTAGCGAGAAGTTCAGCACCGTTTGACATTTAATCTCTCCTATCGGTTAGGGCGCGGTTCCCCAAGTTACGCCGCCAGTTACTTGAAAGCCGAATGAACGCTCAATAATGTCGCCCATATCGACGCTGACGCCAACGCTGTTAATCAGCGCGGTCATCGTCGCATAGGTGTCACCGGTGTCCGCTCCTTCGGGGTACAGATTCAGCGTGACACTTGAACCAATCGTCATTGCTTCTTGACCGGTTGTGTCGGTCTCATCCCAATGGCAAGTGATCGTGCCGCTCGCGTCCGTCATGCCGACGAGATACGTCTTGGAGGAATCCCCCATTGCGCTATCTTCGACCGTATCAGCAGACTCGTCCAGAGACCAGTTTTTGATTTCGGCAACCGTATTCGCCCCGACTTTACAGGTGCCGTCTTTTCCGTGATGTGTTGCCATTTAACTTATTCCTCGTCGCTTGGCTTGTTGATGATAGGCTCTGGCTTTGCAACCTTTGCCCGTGCTACTGGCTTGCCACGATGTTTCCATCCTTTGGCTTCCATTTCTCTCTCTTTGGCAGGATGGACAATAACCACCGTACCTTTGAGTTCCATTTCAATCGGTTTAACCATTAAGTCGCTCCTTGCGTGAAGTCGTAGGTAACTCGGACAGTGACCCGAATACCACCGACCGGGAATAAAAGCCCTTCATCAGTTTCGACCAAAACGGTCTCCGTGTTGAGGGCGTTGCCGCCGCGAGTTCTGTCTGCGTCCAGTGCTTCCTCGATGCCTTCAATAAGTTCGTTTCTGGAAGTGTCGATGCCTGACCCTTTGACATAACCCACGATGACATAATCAATCGTTCCCTGACGAGTGGTATTACCCATCGTCGTATCTTCTCGCGTTTCTGCGCTTGTCGATATCCAACAAGACGGAAACTGCTGATCCGATAATTCGTCCGCTTGAAAAGGATCACGGGTGATCTTCTTCAGCGTTGGAGATGACATTGCATCAAGCACTGTCACAATGTTTGCGGCAATGTCTTCTCGTTTGCTCATGCTCTAGCAATATTAAGTTGCTTAATAAATGAATTTCTAAAAGTCTTTATTACTAAAGGTTCTTCATTTGTTGCAATATCAAACCATTCTCGTTTTGGCAAGTTGCCCCTACCTTTGTGATGCCACATTGCCTTACGCGCTTCTTCTATATCTGGAATATAAACCTGAGATAAAAAAGGATTTTTTGATCTTACTTTTATTGCGGCCATCATATTGCCAGTATCAATAAGATCAACAATTCCTGTTTGTCTTGTTTTTTTTGTTCTTGATTTTATAGTTCTCTTTGCGTAAGGAACAAATGAACCGCCTGCGCTAGACCTTCCTGATTTAGTTCTGTTTGCAATTTTTTGATTAACAAAAAATGCGGTTTGCAATATTGCCGTCTTGGATGCTTTCTCAATCTTTCGAGGGAAGCGTTTAATCATCTCCTTGATTTCTTTGTCATCAAGCGAGACGCTTACATTCATCTTTGCAATCGTCCAAAGTGCAGTGGTTGCTTCTCCGATGTGACTATTGAACCATCCTCATCGGAATCGTATTCAATTCCATCCTTCAAAACTTTGTCGATCTCATCGTCATACGCGGATCGGTAAAACTTCATCATTTGCTGATAGCGATCTTCGCCGCCATCGGCTTCCCATCGAGTTAATTGCGGCAGGGCGTACCAACCGAGAACCCGATAAGCGGCGGCTCTGGTGAACTGTGATTCGGTCAGGAGGCTTGCATTCATCTCCCCGCTGATATTGCGGAAAGGCCACCATCTGATTCGCAGTTCCCGCTCGATATCCGCTTGCGCTTTCGCGTGTTCGTCGGTAAATGCGCTGATGCCGTAAGTCAGGATATCCGGTTGCAGTTCAACCAGATCGCTGTCTGCGCTCATTGCCATTCGTTAAATCCCCGAAGGGGCGGGGCGCGGTGTCAGTGTTTCCGCACCCCGCGTTTTAGTTGGGTTTAGAGACCCGCGTCGAAGTACATCTCGATGCCGTAGTTGTCTTTCAACTCAGCAACGCCGTAACAGGCCGTGGCGTTGAGTTCCCAACCGCGAATGGACGCATCGCGCTGTGGCTCGATGTTCACATCCCACTTGATCGCCAGGCCAAGCGCCTGCGGCACGAACACCGCGCCTTTGGCATCACCAGAACCGTCGATGGTGATATTCGCAGACTCGAACATATCCACACCGGCAAGCGTTCCGACGTAGCCGTTACGCATGGCTTCGTTCTGGAGGTCGCCACCGTTCGGGTTGGCGAAGGTGTTGGTCAGGTTGGCTTTTAGGTTGTAGACCTGATAGGGATGAAGGACAGCGTACTTGCGGCCCGGTGCTTTCGCGTTGTCCAACTGAGCGGCGGCATTGAAGATATGCGCGGCGGTCAGTTCGGTAGTGGTGGCTCCCAGAGAGGCCGAGAAGCCATCAAAGAGGGCGATGAGGTCTTGGTCCATCTTCTTGGCAACGGCTTCGCCAAGCACTCGACCGAGGTCGGCGGCGATGTCGCGGGAAGAAGAACGAGCGGCCAGATCGGTCAGAACGGCCTGCACACCCACTTCGCCTGCGGTAATCGTGGCACTTGAGGTGGAAACAGCCGTCGATGACATGTCCGAACCCTCGGTCAGCGCAGACGCGCTCACTTCGGGGTAAATCGGGACTTGGATCGCTTTGCCGTCATCCGCGCCGATGTCGTACACGGTGACGAGGTTACGCACGAGGGATTGCTCCTGCGCGGTGAAAATTGCTTCGCGGACGATATTAACAAATAGATCGTCGAGCGTAGTCGTGGTGCTTGATGCCATTAATGGCCTCCCAATGTAATAACGGTGATTGATGACCCGTGATTACAAAGGTTGCCCACGGTAGCAACCGCCCCGATTAATTCAAGTCAGTCGGTCTGACCTAACCCGCGAGACAGCGCGGTCTGATCTTTGCGATTGTACAGAAAAAATATTCTGCGTCAACGCATCTTGATATAGCCTTTGTTGCGGTTCAGATTTTGCTTTCGCCACTCGGCATACTCTTCGTGCGACATATCCATTAAGTTGGTCTTTGGCATTGTGCCGCCGATAGATGATCTTGACCCGGCCCCGGATGGGGTAGCCGCCACGAAGTGCGGATTGCCAGAAAGAAACTCATTCACGAGCGAGTCAGGAGTCATCGCGGAACCATCTTCGCTATATCGAGTAACGCCGCTGTTATCCACGACCTCGACCTGTCCGTCATCCGTCATTCTGACATTGGATCGCAATAGATTCGCCACTTGTTCTGCATTGATCGCCTTACCCCGGCTTGCGGCTGACAATAACGCGCCGTCTACCTTAACTCGGCGCAGTTCTTCTTGCAGGGCATTGATGCGGGTGTCTTTCTTCTCAGACATCTGCTTGAGTACGTTCTCGAACTCGCCGCGCTCCTTCTGCCGCTCTATTTCTGCGTCCTCGCGCTCCTGCTTCCAACTGCGGTATTGGTCAGGATCAACGCCGTCAAACTTGCGCTCGAATTCGCGCTTGTTCTTATCGAGCCGCTTCTTGATTAGCGCATCGACTTCCGCTTGGGTGAATACCTTTTCATTTTCGACGCTTTGCGGCTCCGCGCTTGGCTCCGCTGATTGTGCTTCATTCTCGTTTTCCATGATCTCGCCTGTTTCTTCGTTCATTGATAGCCCCTAAGTTATCCAGTCAGGATCGACCGGAATAAAGTGATGACGGCAGTTGTAGCCGCCCCGAACAACGAAAGGATCGCCCGGCGCTTTACCGGCCCAATCCTCGCTTCCCCAAAGTTCTCTTATTCGTTCTTCGCTCATAACTTCGCCGACGTGCTCTTGGCAGAACGGGCGCGAATCCCTAACAAGCGAGCCGAAATACTGATAGTGGGTAAGACCCGCCTCTTGCGCTTTAGCCTGAGTGAATGAGCCGTTGAATTGCATTATCGAATCGTGCACTTGCTGATAAGCATATCGGCGCAAATTGTTTCCCGCTTTATCTCGACCATAGATGGTTCTTAATTTCTCGGTCGCTTCTGCGACTTGCTCTTGCTTGCCCGGTATAAATTGATTGTCTTTTATGAAGTCCACCAATCTTTGTGCCTCATCGCTATCACTTTTGATGAAAACACCGTTAATTGCTTGCTTCATTTCTTTGACGGTTTCAGACTTTGGCCTTCCTGCTAACACGCTTTGATAAAGCCCATTTGCCAACGTATCAACAAACCTTGCCGCAACATCCTGATAACCAGAGAAAGCAATTCGCTTCAGTTGCGCTATCACTTCGGCATCACCCGCAACGAAGCCTTCTAATGCTCCGATGCGCTCCATCATCTTCACAACGCCGGATGCGATATCGTCATACTCCCTGACGCTTTCGTCCGCATATGTAAGAAAGGTTCCGCGCATTGCGGCTTCGATTTCTACACGCTTGGCGATTGCTTCTGATGGCGTTAATGCAGACGCGCCAACTATCTTTTCGACTTCATCTTCAAGCCTATCGAGAACGCCCTGCAATCGGACGCTGTGCTTCTCGTCTAAGTTATCGACGATTTTCTCTTGAGCGCGTTGCGCCCTGAGAACGTCACCGGCACTAGCCAACCGGCAATCCTGTGTCGAATTGTCCTATTGCAGAAACAGAATCAATCTCTGCATTGGCTTTTGATAGATCGCTATCGTCATCAATAACCAAAGCGGCAATCTGCTTATCGATTGATTTGAGATAAGTATCAGACTGAATACCGCTCGCCCTAGCCATCTGAAGGAATTGCAGATCGCTCGAATAATCGCGCAGATCAAACGAATCAGCGTAATCGATCATGCCATCCCATTCGCGGTTTTGCCAAGCGCACCAGATCGTCCACAGTTGTTCCTCGGCTAGTTCTAGCAGATCGGCTTTCTCGCTTAGTTTGCTGTTTAGCATTTGGAATTCGGTCTGCAAGGCGATGCCGCTTTTGGGTTGCTTCTCGGTTGCGCGAACCGCACCCAGATGCGTCGTGCGGTCTACCGCTTTTATCTTGTCCTCGATGCTTGCGCGGATGCCGTCGAGGTTACTGCTGTTAGGCTGAAGCAAGAAAGGCGTAAGGCCAGGGTCAAGATCATCCGGCATCTGGATCACGCTACCCGCTCCTGCGCTCGCTTCCGTGCTGTCGGTCTTGGCAAGTGATGGATGATTCGATATGCGAATCAGTTGCTCAATTTCGCTCAATTCATTGTAGACGGCTCGCTGAATGTCTGCCACGTCTGCCACGTCGGACACGCCGATGCCGCGAATCGGCGAGCGTTGCGCGTACACGCAAACCGCCGGGATCATGCCGAGCGGGTTATCAATGCGCTCGACCAGTACCGGCTCATGCTCGTTGTCGGCTTCCCACAATTCAATCGTGTCAGGAGTCCAAACGCGGAACGAGCGTTTTAGCAAATCGGTGTTTATCTTGAGCGGATGCTCGGACATCTCCCGCACTTTGAGATAGGTCAAGCGATAAGCGCCGGATGCCTGCCGCTCGTATTTCCAATCGAACACATTTTCGGGCGTGATAAGCGTGAGGTAAGGGCGAATGTCTGCGGCGAGTTCTTCGGCGCGTGTCGCGGCCTCAATCGTCGGTTTGTCGAGCAGAAGCCAACAATGGCCATAGACGCTCGACCAGATAGTCGCCTCGCGCATAATCATGTTGAACGAGCGCCCATCGTGGTCGGCATCCATCAGGAAGGGCTGAAGGGCAGGGTCATTCTCAATCGATCCATACTCGCGCACTGGACTCTCTCGCCAGATGAACGAAGAGTAAATATGCACGACGTTCTTAACCTGATTGTCTAGCGGGGTCTGTGCGAGGCGGTCGAGATAATCCTGCTCGCTTTCGAGTTTGTATTTGGTCAGGTAATGACCTCGGCGATAATCGTCGCCTCCCATGTAGGAACGTAGCAAGAACTCCCATCTTGCCGCGTGTAGGTCGTAGGTAGCACCAGTCAGGGTTATATGCTCGTTTGCCATTAACTCCACCGGGTTGGTTGTCGTGGTTCGATATGTTTACGCAGTGGCATCTCGCCCATGATGAGATAGCCAAGCGCGTCCGTGATGTGGTCAAGACCGCCCGATTTATCGGGTTGGTTGTTCAAGTAGGTCAATCCGTCGAGTGCGCGAATTAAGTTTTTGCAATTAAGATTGATGAATAAACGCCGCCGACCGTCCGCTGTTTTTAGCGCGGCCTGCACAGTATTTATGCGATCAACAACAGGCGATGCGTGACGCGGTGCGCGTACATCGAACCCGGCGTTGGATAATAACGCAAAATCGGTTCTACCGACAGGGGCTGAGGTCTTTCGCGCCCTGCCGGATGGGTCGGGGTAAACCACCACCGGGCGCCTCTTGTATCTCCGTTTGATCTCGCCCGCCATCAGTTCTGTATTGCTGTCGCCCAGTTCTATCTCGTCGATGATGTGCAACTGGTCCGCGACCCGGACAGCCAGAACCGCCGTCATGGGATCGACGTTGAAGTCCATGCCGACCAACAACGTGCCGCCGTGATCTGAAAGATCGCCCACGTTCTCATCGCGGTCGAAGTTCGAGTAAACCCGACCGGCAAGCGATTCAAAGGTTGCCATAAACTCCTGCCGGAATTCACGCTCACCCATATCTCTCTGCGCGGCGGCTATCTCGTCATTCGTGACCCGCGTTCCGTCCGCTGTCGTGAACTGCCACGCGCCCCAATCATCGGTGTCTTGCGCGTATCGATAAAGGTCGTGGAAGTGGTTATAGCCTTTTGGTGTACCAATCCAGAGTGCACGGCCCTGCTTGTCTGCAAGCATTGGGCGTAAGACCTCAAACCATGCGTCGGGAGACATATCGGCAAACTCGTCCATAACCACAAAGTCGAGGCCGACACCACGCAGAGCATCGTAGTTGTCAGCACCACGAAGCGCGGCGACGGTTCCATTTTTCAACTCCATCGATAGATCGGTTTCGTTTGTTGTCTCAATCTGCGATGGAGGCATCATGTTTTTAAGAGCCTTCCATGCGATCTGTTTCGCCTGCCGATAGGTCGGCGCGACATACCAGTTAATCGACCCCGGCTTGGAGATTGAGGCATGGAGCAATTCAGTGAGTGCGAGGTATGTCTTCCCGAATCTCCGACCCGCTACCAGAACCCGAAACCTCTTCGGACTGTCGAATACTCTCGTCTGCGCTCTCGTCAGTCGTATCTCTGACAATGATTAAAGGCTCCAGATTTTGTTGTTCAATGTGTTTCTTGTCCTGCTGTCCGAGGCGTTGCTTGCCAAGCCATATTTGCATCGTCGCATTGCCTTCTTGCGCGGTTTTCCATTGCAGGCGGCGCAGTGATGCTTTGCCATTCTCTCGACCCTGTAAAACGAGTTCTTTCAATTCTGGGTTCTCTGCAACCCTTCGCTCCCAAGTGCGGAACGACATTCCAAGAACCGCCGCTATTTCTGGCTCTGTGCAATCAATGCTCGCAAGTTCCAGAACTAAGTTTTCATCAACCTCTTTTCGAGGTCTGCCCATCCTTTTTGCGTCATTCATGTGTCAAATGTTTTTTCTTCTTCAATTTCGGAGGCTCCGTCGTCCGTCCCCAGTAGACGTAACTGGTGAAACTTTGGCACTCAATAATGCAGGTCTTTTGATACGCGCATTTGTCGCAAGGCGGGTTGTGAATAACTAACCCCTTATCCTCTCTCCTCGGCATTCATTCTCTCCCTCACGAGTGTGATCCAATCCATCAAGTCCATTTCGATCTGAAAGTGGTGCAGACCGACAGCGCAAGCACAGCACCGGGCGCGCCAAGTTTTGTAATCAAGTCGGTACAGAAGCACCGGATCATCACCTGTTCGCGCGGCTTGCGCCGCCGTCTGCGTCCACCATTCGTTGCTCCATTGCTTCGCTCGCTTGACCTCAATCGCCCAACCGGGAACGCCAATGATATCAACACCGCCTTGAGCGGCTTGCTGTTGCCAGTTGCGCGTGATCTCAAGCCCTAACTCGTCGCGCAGGGTGCGAGCAATTTCCTGCTCACCAGATCGGCCTTTGTTGCGTGAGTTGGTCACCCCTCACCATCCAACGGCTTTCGCCGCAAGGATTGATGATTTTCGGACGATGAGGGGCGACTTCCCCATCAATAAACGGCGTTCTGGTTTTCGTT